AGGTGGCGTGATAAAAAATTAAAGCCTATTTAAACACTCTTTAAATCTCCCCTAACCCCTCTTTGCAAAAGAGGGGGATTAGTTAGATGAAGTGGGCTGAGTAATGTGTTTTCAATTAACAAGGAGGAAAAATGCAGACAAAAATCATTCAATGGTTGGCAGATGATGAAGATGTCGGATTAAGTAGTAAATGTATGGCGTTTGTGATTGGTTTTGATGTGATACCAAGACGTAAAAGTTATCCGCTTGATCCGAGCGATTTATCTCGTTGCGTGAAGTTATTAGAACGAGTACCGAAAATGCGAGATTATCTTTATAAGATGAAAGAGATTTCCCCAATTTGGGCAAAACTGGTGGAACATTGGGATGAGTTAGAGCGTTTACTCAACGAAGAAAAAGATTCTGGCAGATGCCCTAAAACATATCAATTAATGAAAAAACTGACTGAGGACGATCAGAATGTTGTATTTCGTCACGGTGGGTTTTCAATTCGAATGGGGGAATAAATGAGCGAAAAAACATATTCTGCGACGCTAGATTTTAAGGTTACGGTTGAACCCGATGATTTAACATTCAACATCAACACTCAATATCATAATAAACCTAATTATTATGTAAAAGATGCTATGAATTGTTTGATGTTTAAACTCTCTGAAATTGTACAGGCTGGTTGGATGGGTTTTGAACGAATGGATCCTAATGTTGAAAAAGGCTTTTCATGCAAAATCCACTTTGATTTTTGTCATTCTGCTGATGATGAATGGGGTGTCAGTGCAAAAGTAGATAATCCGGATGAAATTGGTCGCACGTTGATTGGTATTATAAAGTTGATTTTAACACTAGATCCGGTTATTGATGAGGTTCTTCAACGAGCCAAGTGAAAAGCCTATTTACAGCCCATTAAATCTCCCCTAACCCCTCTTTGCCAACGAGGGGGACGGATTGAGTGGCTTTCCAAA